CAGCGGCTCCCAGTCCACGACGCGCCACTCTTCGTCATTGCCGTCGCCGTCCGCGTCGGTCTTCACAACCTTGTGGATGGCGTAGCCGACGGAGATGTTTCGGATGATGCCGTCGCGGATCTTGTCGACGATGGCCTTGTCTGCGTCGGCTCGCGAAAGCTTGACAGTCGCATAGCCCTTGCCGCCCTCGATGCGGGCTGACCCTGGGACCACCGAGCCGATAACGTCGCTCAGATCCCAGTCGCTATGCGTGTTAAGAAACGGGGCGCCGGCATTGAGCCTGTCGAGCCGTACTGATTTCGGCGTGACCTCCAGGATTTCCTGGTAGTACCGATCGTGCCGCCACGACCAACGGCGCACGGGGGCGCCGGTAGTCCAGATCACTTCGATGGTGTTTTCCGCCTCGTCAAACGAAGCTGACCGCACCTCTGCGCCCATCCCGAACTTGGGAAGGTTGATTATTTTCTCGTTCATGAGGTGTCCTTGTCGTCGCCATCATCCGGCGGCTCGTCACTCGCGTCAGGGTCCTGCTGCGTCTGGCCGGCCTGAGACATGCGGCGAGGGTCTGAATCGAAAATCAGCCCCTTCTCGTCGAGCATCTTGTTCCACTCGACATAGCCCTCGATGACCTCGTCCGGCGTGTAGCCAGTCTCGGCGATGGCAACGAGCGGATTAAGCAGGCCGGAACGCATTGCAGTCACACGGGCCGCGATGTCCTTGGCCTCGTCAGCCGACGGGAACCTCGGCGGAGACCATTCGACCGCGACCTTGCGCGTCTTGATCTTGCCGGCGAAGTACGCAGCCTCGCAAAACCAGTCCCAGAGTGGCTGGCAGATCATCGGAATGATCACCTTCCACTGCAGGTCGTCGATAATGCGCTTGTAGGTCTCGATGCCGATCTTGCTGGACGAGTAATTGACCTTATCCAGGCGGCCGGTCAGGAATGCATGCGGCACTCGAAAGCCCGTGGCGATCGTGTGAAGCATGGAATTCTTGTAGCTGTCGTAGTTTGCCGTGTTCGCCGGCTGCGTGAACTTGATGTCCTTGCCGCCGCGGGCATGGTAGAGCATGCCCGGTTCGAACTTCTCGACGATGCTGCCGTCAGCGTTGTAGACGCCGGCAACTTCTTCGGCGCCCAGAGGCAGCCCGACCCCACCAGTCTCATCACCGCCTACGACGACGCCAACCATGCAGGCTTCGATCTTCTTGCGGACGATCTCTGCCTCTTCATAGGTGTCGAGGTCGTACAGCTTGCGGATCGCCGCATGCCCCCATGGCACGCCTTGCGTCTGGCCAGCCCTCTGTTTGACGAACGCGAACGCCACGTCTTCCGCGGGGACCGGCACGGACGAGACCGACGTCATCGACGTCAGGAATGCGTTGCCGGGATGGTTGGGAAACAGCCAGTATGCCGTTGTCTTGCCGATCAGGTCGTACTCGACGCCGTACGACGCGCGGCGCCCATCGTTGAGCTCGCCGTTCTTCGTACCGTCGAGGTGGTCGACCTCCAGGACTTGCAGCTGCAAAGGAACGGCCAAACCGTCCTCTGCCCTACGGCGCCTGCGTCGCACCATGCCAGTGCCCGCCTCCAGCATCTCGCTGGCGGTCAGGGACACGACACCGTGGAAATCCAGGTGACCGTCGGCGTCGCACTGTTTCATCCATTCGGCGAACAGCTTGTTGACGGTCTTGTCCTTCGACCGCGGCACGATCCCGGCGCCAACCGCATGCGTCACCAGCACCGAAAGCGCATTCGCCGCATACGGGTTGTTCCGCACGAGGTCGCGCATCCGGTCGCGCAGCAACTGCGCGGACGCTCCGACCTCAGCGTCGGCCGAAGTGTTCGGCGTGCGCCAGGAGCCGTTCAGGCGGCCGCGGGCAGCGCCGTCATAGCCACGGGTGGCGATGTCAAACGCCTGCCTGGCCGCAACGCGGCGCAGGGCAGCGCGAGGCGCCACCGCTGCGATGGCCCTGTCCAACAGATTTGCTTTTGCCATGCTAGAACGCCGCCAGTGTCACGTTTGACTTCGGCGACTGCTTCGCCTTCATCCACTCGATCGCCTTGATCATGTCGCCGACCGAGTGGTATTCGACCTCGCGCTGCGTCCCGCCCGAGCGGAACAAGACGCGCCTGGCGCCCTGCGCCATGGCCTCTTCGATGGCGGCGATCTGCGCCGTATAGTCGGTCATGGTCGCCTCCTAGTGGTTAGAGCCAGGTCGATGCAGCTTTTCGGGGTTTGGTTCTTGGTGCGTTGTCATTCGCCGCGGCCAGCGTGTGGCCGGACGCCAGTTGGTCGCGCCGCTCCTGCCAATTGACAGGCGCAAGCTCCTTGGCTGCCAGGGCGTAGACCGTGCAGTCGAGCGCTTCGTTGCGGCGACCAGGAACCGGAATCCACTTCCGCACCGGGCGCCCTCGGTCCATCTTCACGACCGACTGCTCACCCGTGAACTGCTCGTACCAGACCTCCGGCAGGTCTTTCGAAAACCGGAAAACCTTGCCGTGCTGCACGCGGTTCAGTATCGTGTCTTTGATACTGTCGACGCCGACGATCCACAGCGGATCTTTCTTCATCGTCTTGGAACGCTCGATAAACTTGCGCCGCCCGCCGTCACCTTTGATCGCAACGACCTTGTACCGAAGCCTGGGCTTCACGAACTCGTAGACATGCGCCATGTGGCTGCCGCTGGACGAGTCAATCGCTACCGCGTCGATACCAATCTCCCCGCCAAGCGGGTGCCGCCATTTCTGGCGGATGATCGTGTCGATGTCGGTCCAGAATTCGTCATGCTCATACGAGCCGTAGACGACGTCATGATCTAGTACGAGAACCTGCCCGGCCTCCGTATGCCCGAGATAAGTCACCTCGCCGCGGTCGTCCTGCATGTCGATGCCGGCCGTGATGGCAAGAACATCTTCCGGGAACGGATGCTGGTCGGGTCCGCCAAGCCCGAACGGCTCAGCCGATTCCTGAAGCGCCAGCTCATCGATCCGGTCGCTCTCTGTGCGCCACGTTTCGCCCAAAACGGTGTTGACGAACGGCTTCAGCAGCAGCGGATCGTTCTTGGCAATCAAGAACTCTTCCGCCAGCAAACCCCAGTCCGCATTCGGCAAGGGGCTGGTCAGCGAGTTGATCTTGAAACCCGCGTGACCCTTGACCTCCGGCTTCGTAATCCGCCAGCGGCCACGCTGTACCATCGTCGACTTGTGCTTGTGCTCGACCTCGCAGCCGCAGTTCGGGCAATGCCAGGCGGCCTTCTCGGGCTCGCCTTCCGGCCAGTGGATGTCCTTCCACAGGACTTCGGCGTAGTCGTCGCACTCGACGCACTGCACCTCGAACACGCGCTGGTCCGACTTGGCGTATTCCGCTGCGACGTAGCTGGTTTCCTCTTCGTCGGGCGTCGAACCCACGACTAGCTTGTAATCGGCGAACTGCGCCGTGCGTCGCTTCGCCAGCGGGATCGGGTGGCCTTCCGTCGTCGGCTTCATGCCGTCGACTTCGTCCATGATCACCACACGGGCGTTGTGCGCGCGGAAACTTCTGGGCGTCTCGGCCGACAGTATCTTGAGCGTACCGCCAGTGAACTGGCGCATCAGCATCGTGCTGCGGTCCTTGGCGCCCTTCTCCTTCGCCCCGGCAGACTTGTCGCCAGATAGCACGCCCTGGAGGATCGGCGAATCTGCGAATGTCGGTTCGAGGTCCGAAGTCACGAACGACTTGGCCATGTCGTCGTTCGGCAGGTAGACCAGCATCAGAGATGGGTCGTTGACGACGAAGTTCGCGACTGCGCCGGTCAGCACCGTCGTGTAGCCGATACGCGCCGATTTGAGGACAGACACCTGCCTGTAAGCCTGATCACCGATCGCGTCGGCAATGCCCTTCTGGGGAGCGTAGAGTTTGATCTTGCCAGGCACACCGGAGACGGTGCTAGGTAGGCGGATTTCCTTTTCCATCCATTCGGACAGATTGATTTTCTGAGGCGGCCGAAGAGTCGACATCACCTTCTTCAAGGTCGCCAAGGTCTGCGTCATAGATGTCGACTCCATCCGCGAGCTTGGTCATGGCGTCGCGGATTTCCTCATCGAGAATGACTGCATCTTCTACCGATAAAGATATCCTTTGGCGCACACGAGAGACCACCGCCAGCAGCCCGCTCCGGATGCTGGAGACCTGTTCAGACCAAACGCGCGAAACCTCCTCAACAGGAAGCAACTCCTTGCGAAGTTTCGCGTTTTTCAATTCCTGCGTATCGGCCTGCTCCTTCTTCAGGCGGGCTTCCTCGCGCTCTTTGTCGATCTGCGTTTCCTTGTCCTTGCCGCGGTTGGAGGCATGCTCGACATACCGCTGGACACTCTGGGGGCCGTCGAACTCGCCGTGCCCCAGGCGGACCACAAGGCCCTCTTCCGCCAACTGATTGACGCGCCGCGTGGTAAGCCCGAGCAGCAGGGCGAGCTCTGCCGTTTTGAGGTTCATTCAATTTTCCTTATAGGAAGGAAGCGTCCCATGAAAAAAATTGCAGAGAGCGAAATCCCGCAGTCGCGCCCACCCGCTCCCCCGGTAAGTGGGCCAGGAGGACCCAACGGAGGGGGTAGTGTTGCGTCAATGCAACAGTTTGAGGATGGCAGCGTTCACGCGCTCCTGGAGCAGCGGACCAGCAATCCGCTGGAAGGCGGCGGCAGTTGCCCCGCTCGTCATCTCCTCAGGGATGAAGACCCCGGAGCGAACGTATGTGATCTTTGTGCCTCTTCTATTCAGACGATAGAAGGCGTGCCCCCTGAATTGCGGCACGACTTTCCGGTTCGGGAAAGCGCCGCCCTTCATGAAGGCGCCGGGGTATAGCGTGGTCTTGCCGAATGGCTTGGCCACTACGCCGTCTTCGGTCTCCCTCGCCTTGAGGTACTTGACGCGGATATTGCCCCCGCGTGTGCGCATCTCATACGAGAGCTTCGCCACATGCGCCCGCTTCGGATCTCCGACCGCAGCCACGATAACTCTGCGGTCTAGGCCGGTCTGCTTTGTCAGGTTTCGAATGACTTGCGTCTTCGCCCTATCACCAACCTGGTTGATGATACGCGGCAGCACTTTTGGGAATCGCGTGTTGAGCTGGTCAATCTGCTTACCAAAGCGCCTGATATTATCATCGGCCCATCGAGCAACAATTATGGCCATGACATCTGCCTATAAGCGCACCACGAACGCCCGGTGCCGGGGGAGCGCATGTAGCGCGAAGATGGCGAGACGGGGGCTGAAGAAAAGAACCTGTTAGTACTATATTTAGTATTTGCGCAAGAGTCTCTCACACGGCATCATTGCTCTTGGCAGCATGACGTGGAGACACTGAAAGATGATGGGTGCAGGCTCTTCTTCAATCGGAACCACTTAATGCGGGGTCGCCCTCATCAAGCGACAATCCAAACCCAGCCAAAGAGGAAAGGAGGCCTATGGGCATTGAAGCAGCAATACTGATCCTGTCGATACCGGTAACGGTTGTCGCAGTTCTTCAGATTATCGACCGCTACAAAGGTCACTAACTTGCAATGGGGGTCGTCGCCTGCGGGGCGACCCTTCAAGCAAAAAGCCCGCTAGGTCATCACCCCCGCGAGCTTTCTGTATTTATCCAACACGAGGCCTTGGATAGAGCCTTGAAGCAAGCCGAATGTATGTCGCTTGTATGTCGGTGTCAATAATTACTGAGATAATAAATTCGGTAATCAACGCATGTGAGGCACGTAAGCAATGTTACAAGAAATCGCCTAGGGCACATATATGAAACCAAAGCGGCCACCTCAACCCGAAGGCAGCCCGACAACCGCGAAGGTATGAACTGGCCGGCGCTGCGGATAGCGATAGATACCGCAGCACGTCGCGCTTACGTCAGCCGCCGAAGCTGGCCCACGTTGCACCATCGCCGTAGCTAAAGCCGCCGGCCAGTGGGGAGTAAACAAGAGCGGCTGGGAGCGTAGCGGCGCACAAGGCGCCAACACACTACAACCAGCCGCACGATCGCCCATGCTGCGGAGGAGGCGCGCAAGGGCAATGAGGTGCCCAACGGAATGCCGCGTCCAAGCCGGGGGCATCTAGCCGTAGATGGGCAATGAGAGAACGAAGATGGATGCACGCGCAAGTCAACGTGCATCATAGGTGGCGTCCGCGCTTGCCAGCGGCTGATAGCCTATTGCCGCAACCATCACTGGTCGGCTGCATCTTCGTAAAGCAAGGAACGGGCATGAACGAACCACGACCTTCTCGGCTTGCGCCGCCTTGCCTGTCTGGTTCGAAGGTGCCCGGGTAACTATTGGTCCAGCGCCCACCTTCGAAGGGTTTTGAGGCAGTCCCGGCGAAGTTCGCGAGTTTCAAACGTCCGCGTCTCGACGGCGCCCCAAAGAAAGGGGCCGCCTCGTGCGGCCCCGGGAACTATCCCTTCATAAAGATACGAAGCGACGACCGACTTGACCGGACATTACGCCGCGATTTTCTTCTTTTTTTCTTCGACAACCCACCGGGCCGTCTCATCGGCAGCGATCAGAGCATCGATAGCGGCGTCTATCAGCAAGGGGCCAACTTTTTCCGCGTAGGCTCGTCCCTTCCCCATCGCGACGCCGATGTCCTTGGCGGTCGCGTCAGTGATGGCCAAATCGAGGACCTTCGCATGATCGCCGAGTATTCGCCGAAGGTGGTCGACATAGTCGCCAGTTTCGATGCGCACGCTGACCTCACCCTCTGGTCCGGCAGCCGCGGAGATCTCGCCGAGGGGCTTCGGCTTTTTGACGCCAGCCACCCATTGCGAACCGGCAACAAGGGCGTCGGGTCCGCGTGTTGCGGCCACAGGCAGGTCTTCGAACGCCACGGAGCCGTCTACGCCGTGGTCGCGCAGGACGGCGCGGGCTTCCTCGACGCCGTAGCGCCCGTATCGGTCCTTGGCACTTGGGGCTTCACGAGGCAGTGGATCATACATGTTCACGATAGCTGGCTGTCCGGAGAAAGGACGCCGAAGCGACGTGGTCGAGAATGGCGACGGCGTTGTCGCTGGAGCGCGCAGGTAGGCCAAGATCGCCGCATCGGTCCTCCCCGGCTGTTCGCCGCCCTTCACGCCCCGCGTGCGCTCGACTGGCTGAAGGGCGCGGCCCCGTTTCGTGCGGCCCCATTCGATCAGCGCGCCATCGCGGAAGACGAGATCGCCGAGTTCGATGTCGACAGTGCCGTTTCGGTGGCGCTTGACCGACGGTGATAGGTCGGCAGATGCATAGGTGTTCACCAATTTGCCGGTATGCTGCCATCGCTCGCTTCCCGTGACCGTCCAACCAACGGCCCGCAGCAGTTCGGCCTCGGAGGGGCGGGCCTCTACCTGCGGTTCGTCAGTATCGTCGTCGGTCGGTTCTGGCGGGATGTAGCCGAATCCTGGATAGTTGAGGTTTTTCCAGTGACGCAGCGCGTATACGCGAGCTTCGTCGCCACGATGGGCCAGACGCTCCAGGGTCGGCCACGCGAGAACGTCGGGAACACGGTTGTCGTTTGCGGGAATGGGTCTGGGCTTCTTCGGCTTGGCGGGTGCGGGCGGCCTTGACGCCGCCGCGAGGAGGGCCGACAGGTTCGAAAGATCGTGGTTATCGGGCTGTGCGGTCAATTGGTGCTCCTACTTGGTCCATTTCGGCTTAGGTTCAGGAATGCTCTCAATCGCGACTGAGAGCTCGTTCGGGACGCCGCCCTTGCCTTCGGCCAGATTTGCCGCCTTGTTTATTGCAAGCCGGAAAGCCCTCAATCTCGCCTCCTCAGCCGATCTGACCGAGATCATCTGCGGCAAGGAATCACGCAGAGCGGCGTATTTCACCTGAAGTTCACCTAACTGCCGTGTCGTCTCAGCAAGTCTCGCCTCAAGGTGCTTTCGTTCGGTAGCGGCCCGACTACGCTCGACGTCCTCGACATGCTCAGCGACCCGCCCGCGATAGAACGCCAGCGCCTCGTCGACCATATCCTCGCCGACGCCGGGGATGTCTGACTCGCATTCGGTGGAGATGATGCGCAGCACGTATGCGCGTAAGTCTTCGCCCTTCCGACGGCGATGTCGGATTTCGAACGGGGTCATTGAGCCACCCACGCAGCGCCCCGGCGCCGGTAAGCGGTGTCGGGAACATCGCCTGCAATCGTCTTGATAGTCTGGACATTCGGATCGATACGCTGGAACAGGGCGATTGCTCCTGCCATGTCGGCGCAGTGGTCCTCCGCCATAACCAGGATGCCGGTTCTGGCTGTGAAATCGTACGAAAGGCTGCGCACTTCGCACATTAGCTCTGGAAGGTAGGTGGTCTTGGTTTTGGTCATGGGTTCCTCCGTTTCTAAGGGGTATATCACCCCCCCTAAGAGTCCTAAGACCGATAAGACTTATGACTCTTAGGACTCTTAGGTGGGGATATAGAGAGCTATCGACCGGCCAGTTTGTACTGGCCGTATCCAACTTTCTCGATGTCTCCAGACTTAACCAAGGCCCGGAGAAGTTGATTTATGTTGTTCACCTTCATACCGGATAGCTTCGACACCTCCTCCGGTGTCATAGCGTGGCTGGCGTCCGTCAAAACCTCGAGCACTTTCCGACGCTGCTCACTCCGTCTCACCTCGTCCGCATCGCCAAGGACCTGCCATATCCCCTTATCGAACCGCAGCGCCTTCTCAATCTCCTCGATGTCACGGCCGCGGCCATAGAGCTTTGGCCCATCCGTCGTACGGTTGAGAACCATAATTGTGTCGGCCGCGCCCGTGAGCCCGTTCGTACCCGACACAGCCTCCAACGGATCCTCGGCCTCGGCCTTCCGGACGTGATGGACGACAACGATCGCGAGCCCGTGCTCGCCGGCATACTTTTGCAACGGCGAGATCGCATCGTAGTCGGCGGCGTAGCTGTCTTGGTTCGACTTCTTCGGCGGTCGGACCATCGACAAGGTGTCGATGACGATCATCTTCGGATTGCTGACCGAAGTTCGCCACTTTTCCAGCATCTCAATGAGACCGGCGCCAATCTTTGGGGACTCCGTATGCAAGGTAAGCCGCGAAAGGTTCGGCCGGACTTGCGGTGGAGATAGAACGACCTGCAGACGCTCCTTCAGGCGGCGCCGATTATCCTCGAGCGCGAGATAAACGACATCCCCTTCTTCGCAATCAGATCCCAAGGTAGCGCCGCCAGTGGCCACTGCTACACAAAATCCGAGAGCAAGCCATGATTTTCCCAGCTTCGGACGACCTGCGAGGATTGTCAGCCCTTCCGCGATATAACCATCGACAATGTACGCGACCGGCGGAAACTCCATCCCCAGCAATGTCTCAGCGTCGATGCCGCCAGTCGCACTGTTATCATTTGCTGCGGTTAGTCCTCTGAACGGTTGGTCCGGTTCATGCTTGATCTCAACAATCTTCTTCGCCGACGGGAGCTTGGCCACTACGCTGCCTCCTGAACGATATCGGCGAAGTCTGCGCCAAGTTGTTCTGGCATCGTGAGGCTGACGCGGCTGCCCGCGGCATGCCACCGCGCTCCCACGGCATTGGCCGCCTCGACGCCGGCTTTGTCGTGATCCGCAAAGACAGCAAGATGATCGACATGGGCAAGAACCGGAAACCCTTTCATGATCGACGCGGAAAGGCATGCCCAAATCGGACGGAAGCCGGTTGCCAGCGCGGTCTCGATTCCCTCTGCAATGCCGAGTTCGTGTGACTGGCCACAGGAGTAAAGGCGAACGACTCCACCCGTGGCACGGCCATGCATGAGGCGTCCTATCTTGTTGCCGTCAGCGTCAAGGAGTGTTTCATGCCAGCCGATCGGATCGCTCGTAATAGCATCGGTGATGATAGCAATCAGGGCTCGGCTGGCGGGCCGGAACCGCCACCCGTCGCCATCATAGGAAAGTCCTCTCCTCTCCAGATATCGCTCGGCGAGCGTGCCTTTGAGCGGAACGCACTGAGCCCACAGTCGGCCCATGGCCGCCATGCGGGCTGCCGAGCCGCCAGAAGAGATGGTGGCAGACGGAACAGCGACGGGCGCTGGAGCGTCCTCGGCATATCCGAGGATGGCCTTTACGTGGTCCCGGCAGTCCCGGAAGTCGTCGCCCGCGAAGCTGTTGGTCGTGAACGAACCGTCGCTATTGAACGTGACAGAAAGGGAGCGGTCTTTGCGAGAATGGCCGGGACCGGGGCAGAGCACACGGTTGCGGTATGCATCGCCGCCGAGCAGGCGGGCGGCAGTCTTAATGTCGATCGGCATGTTGGGCGACTTCCCTCTCGGCAATTGCTGCAAGTTCGTTGGCTATAGATGGGGCGAAGGTAACTGCCGACCCGCCCGCGATAGATGGCCCGAAGACGCGGAGCCCGGAGCGTGACTGGACAAGCTTCAGGCCATATGCGCGGATACCTGGTGCAATCTCGGCATCAAAGCGTGCGATCGTTCCGCCGGCATTTGTGGCAGGCTGGATATTGAGAACCCGCATCAGGCGGCCACCCTTTGACCGCCTGCGAAGACCAGCGGAAGCCATCGCGGCCTGGCGTATTTCTTGCGGATGTTAGTGGCGAGCGGCAGATCGAGAACGCAGCCGTCATATGCGTAGACCAGAACATTAGACGGCGTCGCGATGATCGTCTCGTCGGCAATCAGCTTGGTCATTGCAGCGATAGCGTCCTGCGACACGCGGTCCCAGATGACGATATTGGTCTCGTCTGAACCCCATACAACGTCCCCGGCAAAGCCCTCGACATCCCTCGCCAACTCGATGAGCGAGATGCCAGAACGGCGATGCAAGTAGCTGGAAATGGCGGCAGCCAATGTACCTACACTGTTGCTTTCTGTGCTCGCCATTGCGCTTTCCTCCTCCTTACGGGCCGCAATCGCGAGCCGCTGCCATTCATCAAAAATCCGGTCGCCGCGGCGCTTCTCCGGAATGTAAAGCTGCCAATCGTCCCTCTCGGGGACGTTGAGTGTGCGGCGCTGCTTCTCCTCAAATGCCTGCAATGCTGCTGCTCCTGGGCGCAAAAAATCCTCCTCCGGCGCGAGGCCGGTCCGTTCGATGGTGATGATGTGGGTGCTAAGCTGACGCTGTTTCATAAACCTCTTGACGACGAAAATCGTCAAGGCTTACGCGGCCAGAAGGCCTTCACGAGCATCGTCGACCGCGATTTCCTCCGCAATCGCGAACCCGCGCATGAACGCCTCGTGGGAGATGCTCGGAAAACGGTCGCGGACTACAGATGCGCGATGCCGTTCTGGAATGTCGCGATACTCGTCAATGAGGAAAGCGGCGAAGTCAGTCGACTGGTCACTCATGCCACCGCCCTCGCTGCGATTCGGAGGTCGAGCCATGCTTCAACCTCCGCCCTGACGAAGACAATGCGCGCCTCTGTGAGAGGCACGGCGACGGGGAAATTACCAGCCGCACGAAGCTTGTTGACCATCGCTCGGCTCAAGGAAGTGATCTGGCAAACCTCGGTCATCGTAATCAAGCGCGGCAGGTTCTGATTGGCATGGTCCATTGTTGTCCTCCAGTGTTTCGGATGACTACAAAGTAGTAGATTACGGGCAATGCCGTTAGGCGAACAAATCGCATTTAACTGCGGGAAGCTTCATCCGACGCGGTCTTTGCGGCGTCGTATTCTTTGATCGCCTTCCGGACAGTCGTTTCGGCGTATCCGAAGGTTTCCGAAAGCTTAAGAAGTGCGTCGTCGTGCAACACCCCAACTGAGCGCATAGCGTAGAACTCTTCGCCTATTTCAAACCAGTGTTTAGCGAGCGTTTTCTGCCTACCGCGCTTCCGCCTTGGCGGCCTGATCAGAGCCGCAGCTATTTTCTGAACCACAGCATCCGCCTTGCCGGCATTAAGTAACGCGCAAATCGCCGTCTTCGCGTCCTCGGTCCTTCCCTCTGCCAACGCCGCCTCGATTGGCAATGCGTGTAGGCTGAAGCTGTCAGGCAGTCGCGCCATTTTTACCCCCGAGGAAAGTTGCCCAATCGTCCATCAATTTTCGACGTTTTGCCAGCGCGTCACCTCGCCTATAGGCGCGCTCGACCGCATCGCCGACTGCATGAGCCAGAGCGGCCTCTACGACTTCGCGCTGGTGCAGGGTCTCCTCCGCCGCCCATGTCGACAGACAGCTTCTGAATCCGTGCACGGTGTAAGCGGATGCGCCTAGTTCATCGAGAACGGTCGCCATCGTTGCATCCGATAGCGGCCTCTTGAGCTTCTTGCCCGGAAAAACGAGATCGTTGATCGCCTCTCTTCTCATCTCTTTGACGACTTCGACCGCACGATTGACCAGGGGCACACGGTGCTCGCGAGGTTCCTTCATCCGTTCCTTCGGCACTATCCAGACGCGCTTCTCTAAATCGATTTCTGATATAGGAGCGCCTCGGGTTTCGCCGCTGCGTGCGCCGGTCAGGATCGTAAATTCCAATGCCCGCGCCGCTACGCCAGGAATGGCGCGAAGGCGCTTTATGAAATCCGGCAGTTCGGTGTATGGCATCGCAGCGTGATGACCTCGTGTCAGCTTTTTGGGCGTCGGCAGGATCTGATCCAAGTGGCCGGCCCACTGCGCCGGGTTGTCACCCTTGCGGAGGCCCCTTGCCTTCGCGTGGTCGAGAACCAATTTGATCCGCTCTCGAGTTTTGGTTGCCGTTTCTGGTTTGGTGGACCACAACGGGGTGAGAACTCGCACCACGGCGTCAGTATCGACGTCAGCCACGGGGATTTTCCGCAGGGGCTTTGCGTAAGTCGCCGCGAACCTCTCCCAGGCTGGCACGGTCTGCTTTCCACGCCACTTCGGTGACATCGCCTTGATATACTCGTCGGCAAGTTCTCCGAACAGGACAGGTTTGACCTTCCTCTGGCGCTCCTCCATATCGGAGAATGGATCACCTCCGCGCCCGAGGATAGCCCGGATCTCATCGGCCTTCTGCCTCGCCACTGCGAGGGATACCTGTCCGGTACCGCCCCCAAATGGCCCCAGCCCCATCTCTCGGCGACGTCCGTGCCGCACGTAGATAAAAACCCAGTTTCGGCCTCCGGCCTTCGAAGTATGGAGCCAAAGCCCATCACCATCACGGAGCTTGGGCTTTTCCGCCGCTTTGATTTCCGCGACTGTTAGTAGGTTTCGAGCCATCCTGATCCTAATATTGTTCCCAATTCTGGTCGCGCGCTACCTGTATACGCCGGTAGACGCCTGTTATCGCTATATATAGAGAAATTAGGAACAAAACCCAAGTGGGTTTCAAGAATAGACAGCAATTTCAGCAACTTAAATCCGGCCCGGGGAGCCAGTTTCTTGAAGGGCTGCGCTGAATAGCGCGGCCCTTCTGCTTTTCAGCGCCACGCACGCAAAAGGGCCGCCGCGCGGCAACCCCTCTTCCATCTTTATCGATCTGGAAATCGCTAGTGCCGGTTTGCCGGCGGGCGCTTCGTGTTCATCTGCAATTCGTGGCGGGTGGCGAAGCGGCCGAAGAGAAGGAGGAGCTTGCGTTCCTGCGCCTTGTCGAGCCCGTTCTTGCGGCAATGCTCGAGCACATCGAGGACGTGGCGGGTCTGCCGCGGGCTGAACTGGCGATTGTCGATGTGATGGGTCATGGCGGGCTCCTCCGTGCAAAGCGGAAGAGAAACACGCCGGGCCGCGCTTTGTTCCAGGCGTGCGGTGCGATCAGGGCACGAGGCCGGCGCCGGTCTGGCCGGCGGTGCGCGCGGTGCCGTAGTCGCGCTCGTGGGCGGTGCGGCGGAAGGCCTGGCTGCGCTCGCGCGGGCGCGCGGAGGGATCGCTCAGCGGCGTTCCCATCACCCCGTCCGCGTAGGTGCCGGTGGCGATGTCATCGTCGTCGGTAGGGGTGGCCTGAAAAAGTCCGAAAAGCATCGTGGTATCTCCAGTGTCCGTCTCAAACGGGCAGCACGCCTTTCCGTTCCGCCGCTCGCCGATAGACGCAAAATTAACCATGTTTGCTAACAGAACGTTAAAGCCCGCGGGCTTTCGGCCGGCCTGCGACAGGAAGCTCCTACGGGAAGAAAAAATCCCTAGCAATCTCCGCCTGACAGGAACACCATTCCTTGCAAAGCCGGCCACAGCGGCCGAAAAGACGTCACCAATCCGGATTGCAACGCGCGAGGCTCGATTTCCATGTCCATTCTTCCGTCCGTTCTTGATGCAATCGGCAACACGCCGCTGATCCGCCTCAAGGGCGCCTCGGAAGCGACGGGCTGCGAGATCCTCGGCAAGGCGGAATTCCTCAATCCCGGCCAGTCGGTGAAGGACCGCGCCGCCCTCTCCATCATCCGCGCGGCCGAGCGCTCGGGCGCGCTGCGGCCCGGCGGCGTCATCGTCGAGGGCACTGCGGGCAATACCGGCATCGGCCTTGCGCTGGTGGCGCAGGCGCTCGGCTATCGCACCGTCATCGTCATTCCCGAG